ATTGCGTCACTTATCATAAATTTTTGACACAAACCCATCATTTGATCCGCAGTGATTAGCCAACGCTGTCAAATCTAAAGCGTTGCTACTGTCAAATCCTATGTCAGCATATGAAGTACCGTTATATACCTCTATGCAATCGCCTGTATATGCTGTACGTAATTTGCGAAGCGAATAGGCAGCCACGGAATTTAATTTTACGTCAAGCAATAAACCGCTAACAGCTTTATTTGATGACACGGCTTGGTAAAAATTTCCCATTAGCTTGCTTGTCTTTCTCCCGTCAAGGTGTAAACATTTGACGCGGTTCTCTTTAATCCCATGACAGAATATTGACCGCCCGAAACTAATGTTTCCGAAGTGTTAATTGTTACCCCTGACGCTGCGACTACCGTGACAGCACCCGCCCCGCGTTGCTCAATCACAAATTCAGCATATGTGTCGTAAGACGCTGAAGCAGGAACGGTGATATTTACATTGGAAGAACTATTAACCACGAGATATTTTGTTGTGTGCAGACTAGAAAGAGTCGTTGAACCTGTCAAGGTGACAACATCGTAAGTCGTACCGCTTGGCCCCTGCACTCCTGTGGCACCTGCCGCGCCTCCTGTTGAACTAATTTCGAAAAATGCCTGTGTTGCATACACGGCAGAAGAGATTGACGAACTGTCACCGACAAAGACTTCGACATAATCATTTGCCTGTAATTCAACAATGCAAGTTATTAAATTGTTATTGTCGTTTTGATCATTAGCCGCACGGATATATCCATATCCCTGACCGAGCAAATCAGTTGAGCCGTTTACTTTGAATCTTGTTGCGGGCGTTGTTCTTGCGCCAGCGCTATAAAAGGATATGTTCGACGTAATTACATAGTAACCCGTCACACCCACTGTGATCCGATTGTTTGTGGTGTCAATCGTTATGCCTGTGCCTTCCGTGTCTGCGCTTGTGTTGAACTTTACTTTCTGTGCTGTTGCGCTGTCGAAGTTTTGTTGGCTTGCACCGCCTTGTAAAACATCACTGCCCATAATTGCACGGGCGTAGTCGAATGAAGTGTTTACAGATATTGTAACATCACCCAGTCCGTTAGTCGGAGATAAGCCAACACCCGATCCAGCCACAATGGATGTAACGCCTCCCTCAATCGTTCCTGGCTCCCATTGACTAGCGACGTTATCCCATACCAACGCCTGGCCGTCTGATGGGGCTGTAGTAGTGGTGTCTACGTCTGTAAGCCCGTCTATGGATTGAGCAACATTACTAAAGGATAAGTTGCCGCTACCATCTGTCTTAAGGAACTGACCAGCAGAGCCGTCAACCGCTGGATAATCTATACCGTTAATAGAGACTTGAGTTCCAGCGATATCTACATTTCCTTGACCAATTGCTATTTCAGCCGCATCTGGAAGCCCAGATGAATCATTGATTTCAAAGGTACCGCCTTTGGGGTCGAACACTAAATCATAACCGTCTTGGTCGTATTCTATATCTAACGCTGCTGTTAAATTAGAGTTACCAAGATGAGTGTCTGTCTTTGCTGTATTAGCCGTGATTGCATTTGCTTGAGTAGTCGTGATCCCAACCTTAAGTGTGTTGGCGGCAATCTCAGAAGCTTGAGTCGTGCTAATGGTAGTTGTGTCACCAGCAAGTGCGGTGGTAGATGTTGTGCCTAGTGCAAGAGAAGAAGCCGCAGCAAATGAGATGTTTCCAGACCCGTCCGTTTTTAAGAATTGACCAGCCGTTCCGTCAGAGGTAGGAAGAGTATACCCATTAATGCTAGCTCCATTGGTTATGTTTACACCTCCAACAAAGTCCTGCTGTACATTAAACCTTTTTGTAGCGGTTATTACGTCGGCAGTAGACTTAGTTAGGTAATCCCCAGTAAAAGAAACAGCACCGCTTCCGTCTGTTTTTAGTATTTGGTTTGCTGTACCGTCAGCAGAGGGTAAGGTGTAAACTGTGGAACCCCCCGAAGCAATCTGTACAGACCCGTTAAACCTAGACGGACCATTTACGTATAGGTTTACATCACTGGGTATGTAATTAGAGTTATTTAAGGCAAGTTTAGTCGAAGCCACAGAGGTAGATTCGTTAAAATCTACAGTAAGTATTGGGTCAGTCCAGGAGTTGCCCGTTGGTGGTGCCGCAGATTTATTTCCTGATGTTGGTACACTTCCCATCGCTGCATTAACAGTTGTCCACCTGTTGTTTTGAGGATCAAAAGTAAGCGCGTTTTGAATGTGACCACCATCAGATGGGTTATCAATATAACCTCCGTTTTCTAATGAAGGTATATGGACATTAGGAATAGACTCTAAGCTAGGGACAACGCCAGCAGGACCCGAAGGACCAGACTCACCCTGAACTCCTTGTTCACCCTGAGGACCAACTGGGCCTTTAGATACAGTTACGTTAGGCTTCGAGCTACTCGAAGAGACCGATACATTTATCTTAGCCATTGATATGTGTTAAAGAGTGATATCTTCGTTTACTGTAAACACCCCGTATAAAATTGTTTCTACGTCGTTTGGGATTGCTGATTCTATTGAAGTGGTGTCATTCCAATCAGTGGAGCCTAAAGAATTAAAAAGTCTCTTCTCGATGTCATAAACGTAAACGCCAGATTGTAGGCTTTCCATGGTTCCGTGAGGAATCGTAAAAGTAGCTAAGTTAGTTGGGTCTAAATAAACACCCGATTGAGTGGAGTCTCTGTTGTCAATAGCGGCCCAAGACTCAATAAGATAACCATCCGCGCCGCCTTGTCCCGTTCCATCATCAGTGTCCGCGTTCCTAACCTGCATCTTAAAAGCATAGATAGGGGTTGTGATTGCATCAGACCCATTATAAGCACCATTCAGGTCTATGTTTGTGCCATCGTCATCCTTCAACTCAAGGTTCATCTTAAACGTATCACCACGCTTGCAAACGACGTCTAGCCTTTGCGATCTATCTAGGTTTAAAGTATTTGCCATTACTGTAGTATCTCTGATGTTATATCTCCTGATTCTTCTGGTAGCTCACTTCTCTCTCCCTGACGCTGAGAAAGCAACTTACTTTGCTCAACGGCTTGTTTCTTCACTCTCTCGTCCTTCCTGTCTTCTTTTTCTAAATCCAAGTTAGATTTAAGGTCTCTATCTTGTTTTGATCTAGACTCTGCGGACTGAGCCTTTATCATCTCTATCTCTTTATTAAACTCATGCTTTACCCCTTCAAGTTTCGCTTCAAGCTCGCTCCTGAGTTGAAGTTCCTGAGCGGTAAGCTGAGATTGCAATTGCATCTCTTGCTGCTTTGCTTGTGAGGTGGCTTGCGCTGACTGCTGCTGGATCTGAGCTTGTTGCTGAGAATTTTGCATTGCGGCCTGCTGACTCATTGCCATTCTTTTTTTACGTCTAACAACAAGAAGTCTTTCGGCCTGATTTATATCTTTTAGCTGCCTAACGGAAATAGCGTCCTCTAGATCTATCTCTTTTTGAGACAAAGCTATTTGAATATTCTGCTCCAAGTACTGGCGCTCACCCTCTTCCATTTCTTTTATCACCCTTACTCCAAAGTTGTACATAGAGAGGTTTCTAAAAGAACTCAAAACAGACATGTTTTCTTTGCCTATAGAGTTTTCGTATATTCTGTAAAGAACAGAGTCTGGATGGATAACCTGAAGACACTTAACCACGTCACTACAAACCTTCTTATAAAGAATCATAGAAGAGTTGGTGATGTCGTATATAGCGTTGTTAGCAGCAGCCAAAGCTTGCTGTCTCACACCCACAAGAGCGTCCCCTTTCGGCGAAGAAGCGTCCATGACTTCGTTGATTCCAGTAGCGTCTCGAATCATTTTTAAATAGTGATTGTACAGTCCAATCAACTCATTTATGTTTCGGATACTATTTCCAATCTCTCTGATAGGTGGGTTCTGAAATCCTCCCTCTGGGTTCTTGCTTCTGTAGTAGAACACACCAGTCTGCTCGTAAATATCATGAAGATCAAGAGGCTGTAGCTCTCCGCCTTTTCCTAGTTGAACATTTTCCAAGCCTTCAATATCAATAATGATTCCATCTGGCTTAGCCTTGGATACCGCTTGCTGAATCTTTAAGTGCGTGAGCTGAAGCTGATCAGCAAAACCGATGCAGCTGTCAACCATAGACTTAGGCATCATATCAAGGATGTTAGTAGAACAAACCGAGTACGATAAATTAGTCTTGGAGATGTCGTGAATGTTTTTAGGTATATTGGTCTTCTTGCTATAATTAAACAAGAAGTCAGTGCCCAAAACGTAACAACCTCCGTACACGGAAGCAGACTCAAGCTTTACTACGTCTCTGTTAAAAACAGAGTTCTGAGGTCCTTTGTAGTTTTCTCCTTTAGAATAAAAACCCACGTTACCGTATCTGCTTTCCTTATTTTCGAAATACTCGCAGTCAACTGACATAAACTCAAAATCAAGCACCTCAACCATATACTCGTCATAACCAAAGTTAGACTGGTTGTTTACTCTGTCGTAAGAGGACTGATTCATCTTACCAGCATCATAACCGTACTTCTTTTGAGCCTTGTCCGCTATCTCTTTAAACTCATCCTCTGTGAACTGATCTCCAGCCATGCGCTTTAACTCATGAATGGGAACGTACCTCACATGACCAGCATACGTAAGGTCTCCAAAGTCTGGATCTTCCGTAAAGCTGTGAACAAAATTTATAGGGTCAATATAATCGGTTTTAATTCCGTGGCTAGGGTCGTTAGAACGCTTGACAACCGCCATTCCTGTAATAGCAAGGTCATTCACACATCTCCGTAGAGTGGAATCATTAAACTCGTTCCACTCTAAGGTCAAGTTAGTGCCAAGCTGAGCGGCTATCTCGGAAGAAGATTTTATGTTGTTGTCTATAAATATCTCAGACTCCTCCAAAGACTCTGGGATTAATTCAGAGTTCATGCCTATAGAAACCCCCGTCTTTTCTTCTATCTTGGAAATAATTCTTTTAGACTGAACAAGCATGTCTACCTTTTTTCTACTTGCGTCCTTTTCGGAAGAAGAAAGAGGGTCAATAGCCTCCAGATTTGGATAGGGGGACAAAGATAAGATCTTGTTTACTACGATCCTAACGAACTTAGGTAGAATAGGAACTGGAGTAAAATCAATATTGAGCATACTTCCATCCCCGTTATTCGGGTCTAACGAAGTAAGAAGAGACTTATAAATAGCTGTATCTTGAGTTCCGTTAGCGTAGCGGCGATTCCTTTCGAACGTCTTCTTCCTATTACCGAAGATAGAGTTCTGCTGATCCATCTTACCCCACTGCTTATATACAGCCTTGGCGTAGCTAAGACCATAAGCCTTGCTTTGCTTTTGCTCAGATGAGGCCAGTGGGTCTGGAAAGCTAGATTTTTTGTTGTTACTGTGCATCTGCAATGAGTAGAGTTCTTATAACTCAATGCAAATATAGTAAAACTAGAAGTGCCAAGCTTTTGGCTTGTGAGTCCTGAAAAACTTCTTGTCTTTGAAGTCGGATACAATCTTTTCTTTCTTTGCTTTCTGAGCACCTAGAAGCGCTAGACCAGAACTAATAGTCAAGTCAAACTTAGTACGCTTATCTATCTTATATGCAATCCAATCCTCTAGAGTTCGGTTGAAGTACATGTTACCAAACTCCTCAGTCTCAGCCTTTATGCCTACGTGATCGTGTATGTATGCCTCGATAGCCTGGGCGTGAGACTGTATCACATCCTGTGAGTTAGATGGTATTCCCTTGGTTCTTACATTCACCGAGGAGTTTCCTGTCTTAAGGAAGTCAGGTCGGTCCATTAAGTAACCGTCGTAACCTCTTGATTCAAAGTACCTTACGATACCGTACTTATTGTTCTCTACAAGTAAAGGATACCCGTAAAAGAAAGCACACATCAAGACATCCTCATAAAAGATGCTAGCTAGGTCAGGACGAGAAGCGTATTCCACTACGAACATATTAGCAGGGGCATCCATGCTGAACTTATTGTACATGTGTAGAGCGCCTTTAGAGCCCCTTCCGTCAACTGTAGCGTCTAAGTCATACGAATCGACCCCTCCAACACCGACATGCCCGTTAGGGGCTATCTTTTTCCCTCTCTCGTCTTTTTTCTGATTTCTTAGATGATCAGGTGGCATCCAGGATACCCTAAACCTACCATTTGGATCTGGAGAGAACACAACCTCTTCGTCTTTCTTTCTCCATATAAAGTTACCCTTTACTACTGGATTAGGAAACATATCTTCATTAAACTCTATTTGTTGGTAGATCTTACCTATATTAAATAGACTGCCCTCGATACTATCTCTAAACGCTTCGTCCTCAGTGAAAGGGAACTGCCTAATAATCTCATTTAGCTCAGAGGGGTCATTCTTAAAAGAGCTGCGCTCGTTCTTGAGATAGGTCTTGCTGCCTTGATCGACGACCTCCCCGTCTATACCCTGTATGTGTGTGCTTTGGGAGGGGTCCTCAACAACAGCATTGCCGTAAATATCGAAAAAGCCCTCCAGCGCTTCATAGGCTGGAATGAATATTCTGTACAGTCCAGACCTAGTTCTTCCGTTCTGGTTTCTTTCGTTGGGGTCAGAGTCAGCCCACAATTCTCTATACTCTTCGCCCCCTTTGTTCATAGGGTTTACCGTACTCCCCACAAGGGCTTTACCAACTACTCTCTTACCTACAATCAAGCAAGTACGTTCAATCCTCCAGGCCTCCCTGATGTCAGTGGGTTTTTCCCACTTACCAGCCTCATCGAGGTACAGCATGTGCAGCTTCTCGCCGTCATATGCGTTATTGGTGGTGTTCTTCCAGTTTATAACCGAGTTAAGGGCGTCACCAATCTGAGAAGTCTTGTTGTTTTTCGTGATACGCTTAGATGGTTCACGAAACGCCAGCTCCATACGAGGGTTTGTGGTACCGTCCTGGATTGGCTTGAAGAAGAATGGGTAGCTACGAAAGATCGCAACCACCTTCTTCATGAATATGTTCTCCTGCGAGTCTTTACCAGTCTTCGACTGTATGCCAAGAAGCTTCTCTTTAACTTGACTAGCTTCGTCCACCAGGACAGCAGAGCATACATTAGTGTAGCCAGAACGACGGCACTTAGTATAAAGCTGACCGAAACAACGAGGATCAGCTTCACAAGCAGCCATGTGAGTAAAGATGTCTTTTTGGAAAGCAAGGTATGATGGGTATCCGATATCAATTTTAGACCATTGTAGAAACATATAGTGTCTCCCTGTAATATACGTAGGTTCCCCATTATTGTAAAACCATACACCGTCACGCCTACGCTGAAACTCTTGTTCGATGTAAGAACGAAACTTGTTCCGAAACTCGGCAGGCTTTTCGAACCACTCATCCATACTGCGTATCCTACGCATTTCCTCTGGCATAGGAATGCGTTTCCACAGCTGCAACTTCTTTGGTTGGT